TCATATCAATGACTATTTGGCAAGACTACATTGATGCTCTCTTTGATGCCTTCCCTCAGTTAAAAATAACTGAAGAGTGGGCAAGATGGGAGGGGAAAGACGCTGAATTGATAGCAAACATCCGAACAGGTAAGCACTTCCTAAAGGCAAGAGAAGCACATATAACAGATCCAAACGCTGACATATACAATACCATACTCTATCCTAAAACAGGGGCTAAGGTTCCATGTGGACTCCTACCTTGTTTTGGTATGGATTTAATGAAGTTTAGTGATAGGAAGGTCATCATAGTATTTGATTTCCAACATCCAATAGAAAACTTCCTATTCTCTGTTGATGGTTTACCTAAAGATGATGGTAAGTATAGATTCTTTGAGATGGGTAATCACTTCTCTGAAAATATCTTTGTAAGATACTGTAAACCAGAGGAAGTTAATGCTTATTTGTCGGAATTCAAACAATACTTAGCAAAGTATAGAGAGATGATAGATAACAGTAAACCTGTAGGTGAAGATACTACAGCATATAGTGACTTTGATACATATATGACTAAACTTGATCCTGTTAGGGGATACCTAAAGACTAAGTTTGGTGAAGAGAAGTCAGAATCTTTCGTAAACGATTTCCTTTTTTCCTACAAATGAGAACCCAAAACAAAGAGAACTACTATTACTTCTTTTGGATAGTTGCTATGGTTGCTTTCATAGCACCACAAGTATTGACTGCTTTTGCTTATCATAAACTTGCAGATATTCTTAGTAAACCTGTTCAGGTTGAGATAGTTAATCCTATGAGGATTAAGATGGGAATATGATATTAAAGGAATTTAAAAGTAAACAACCACAATCTCCATTTGCACCTAATTGGATGTTTTATGTTGGGGAAAGAGATTCTGATATTGATTGTGATAAACTTAGAGATTATCTTTTATCTAAATTGGATGAGGTTTTATCCATAGAGGATGATTCTATTACAGACCATGCTTATGGTACTCTAATAGGAAAGGATACAACAACTGCTAGATCAGGTTTATATAATATATTTTCTTGGGATAATGTAGAGATTAATAATCTTAAAGAAGAAATAATTAAATTTCATAATGATTATTTTAGAGAGTCTTTACAACGTAACGATCTACCTTCAGAGTTATGGATTAATGGGTGGATGAATGTTATGAAGAAGGGGCAAGTAATAAGAAAACATGCTCATGGTTACTTAGAGTGGACATATCTTAGTGGACATTTTACTGTTCAGTCAAGTGATACTCAAACTGTTTATGTGAATCCATATGAACATATGACTGATTCTACAATGATTAAAGATATGAAATCAGGTAGACTTGATAAGTATTCTCATAGATTATATGCTGCTGATAATATAGCAGGTAGAATGGCATTGTTTCCAAGTTTTGTTCCACATTTTACTACAACACATGATGGTGATGATTATAGAATTACATTAGCTTTTGATATGAGTTATCATCAAAAACATCCGATTTATATTCCATTATACAAATGAAACCATTATTCAAACTAAGAGAGTTTGCTTGGGCAATAGTATCTGAGGTAGAGGATTGGTTATATCCTTATCGTACCGATGATACAGAACCATTATGGGCAGAGAATGATAGTGATGATGATAGTGTAGTAACTTATCTTAAAGCACAGTCAGATGCTAATAACGATAGGATAGATAGATTGCAGTCTGAGATGCTATATGTTACTTCCAAGATACATGAGATAAATAGTATGTTAACGAATCTTAATATTGATGAAGGACAAGAAGGCAGCAAAATTATTACTGAAGAGGGCAAAGAAACATCCTGAGTGGTATTCTAAGGATGAAATTCGTTATGCTAAGATAGTAAAGAAAAGAATTAAAAAGGGAGAACACATTGAAGGACAGTTTGAAAATTAATAGGAATGATAATGGATCATTCACAGTTGAGTGGGATAAGAATGATCCTAACTGGGAGTTTATGAATGACTTGACATCTGAGGAGATAGAGAGTATAGTACAGGAAGCAATAAAACATGACCAGAATGAGAGATCCAGACCAGAGTTATTCTCTGACTAATTTGGAATATGCTATAGAGGATGCTTTAACATCTGACTGTACTCCAGAAGAGATCTATGAGACAATTAGAACAACACTTAGAAGAAGTCTAACATATCATAGAGTATGTGTTAGAACTACTAATGAAGTCTTAAGACTTGTTCATGGAACTGAGCATAAGGATAAAGTTATCAGTCTACATGAACAGGAGTTAGATGAAACTTTAGAAGAAAAGCCAATGAATTATCAAGATATGATTGATGCTGGTTATGAAATGACTGGTGAAGGTATCTGGTGGCCAAAGGATGATAATGTTACAGAAGAAACACCAGACTACAATAATCCTTATGTTTGTGCTAAAATAGATGAACTCGCTGGAGACAACAGAAACTAATGCTTGAAATTAACACTACCAAGAACAAAGAACTTGGTTTATGGGACATAACTGCAACCCTTACATTGCCACCAATCACAGTAACTAGATTGAAAAAAGATAAGAATGATGTTGAGTATGAATTGCGTAATGCTTTCAGCGAAGTCATTCAAGAGATTGTAGAAAAGCATTGTGAGGAGGAACTTTAATGCCATTAACACAACAGGTAGAATACTCTCTACGAGAATCACAAGAGGCATTAAGAAATGCCTTAGCTTTCTCTGCTAGAAATGAGAAATCATTTGTAAGTAAGCACATTGCTAATATGCTTGCTGATATAGATAATCTTATTGATGCCCATGAAGTGATTGAGAAACTAGAAAATCGTCAGCAAGGTGATAGTGGTTTCTTTGGTACACACTTTAATAAGGATGAAGAAGATTAAATAATCCTTAAGCATAACTAGGTTTTATAAGTAGTTATGTTATAATACCAACACAATCGAATTAGTGCCATGTATGTAAATCTAGACGAGAGATACCTTTCGTATCTACAATCAGACAAGAAGTTTCGCATAGATGGTGTTAACGAGAAACTTGTTAACTATGGTTGGCATTGTGATGGTAACGAGATTAAGGGTCATTACGTTATTACTGAAAATCATAAACTATATTATGATTTAGATAATAATTTCAAAACAAAAGAAAGGGTTAAGCAAGCAACCCTGTCCTAAATACCTATGTAAGTAGAGAGGTACTTATTATGAAAACTATCGAAGATCACATTCAACACGATAAAGAGTTGATAGACGATCCAACAATCAATGCTGCTGCTAGAAGGCATTACAAAGATGAACTACATGAATTAGAAGAATATGTAGAGCATCACAAGTCAGAAATAGATGCTGGAGATCACCACGATCCTAATTGCTTAGAGGTCTTCTGTGATCTACACCCAGATGAACCTGAGTGCTTAGTATATGATGATTAATATCATCTAACCATAGCTATTGTGCCAATTAAATAACTGTCATAAGACTCCTTTACAGGGGTCTTTTTTGCTTATATAATATAAGAGTAAATTCAACTAACGCAAGCGTTAGAGAATCCATGAACACATTCTTTCAAGAAGTCTTAGAACTTCCATACAAGTCCAATTCACAGGACAATCCTTTACATGAACTACAGGTAGAGGCATTACTCAAGAAGCATGGATTGAATTACGTTGCTCAACCCAATGGAATACAGGCATCGCCTGATTTTAGAGTAACACTTGACAATGGTAGAACTGTTGATATAGAGTGCAAATCATCCAAACAAACCTATCCCACATACAATGGTGGTTTACCTAAGAAGGGGGTGGTTTACATATTCAGCAGTAAGAGGTATAATGATACTACTATCTTCTTTGCTGATGATATAGTATCTGATACAAAAAGAGATCTTTATCGTGGTTTACTTCATAGATTGAATGAAGTGTTGGTAGAATACCAAAACGATGAAGATTGGAAAGCAGATGATAGGGGTTTCGACTTCTATATCCGTAACATGTATGTTCAGAATGGTGCTGGTAAGAAGGATTACTTCACTCATTCTGATCGTGAGCGTTGCGAAAACAATGTACTTAACCATTCTTGGTAACAAATGGGGGGGGTCTTGACAATTCCCCTTCATTTATTATATAATAACACATGAAAACGAAAAGTTGTGGAACGGAAGCATCCATCGAGTAGTTTTTATCTCTTATACAAATTTGAGGAACATTATGTCCAATAAAAAGAACTTTGCCAATGTATTTGGCACAAGACACTTTGATTACGATAATTTTTTATTACTGGAACAATCACCAGTACAGCGTAATCACAAGAAAAGAGCAGGGGAAAAGAAAACTGCTGATAAACTCAGTAAACTTCTTCCTCAACATACCATGATTGCTACCGCAGAATTAATCTGTGATGCATTTGATCCTGTTACTGGTAAGCAATGGTATAAAGGGCAAGTATTTTTAATAGATGCCCACACAAGGAGAGAATTTTGGCGACAGAATTTATCCGACTTCTTACCCGATAAATTAACTTCTCAACATTATAAAGTTGATAGTATTGAAGCAGTAAGAGACTTATACTATACATTTGATAGTGTTGCCAGTTCAGAAAAATCTTCTGACCTTGCTTATGGTGCATGTAGGTATCTTAACATGCCTCTTAAAAACATCAACCTTTATCAAGTTACTGGTTTAACATGGGCAGCACATTATTATAATGAAAGGCAATTCCCTAAAACTGGTGGATATGATGGTAATGGTTTAATTGTCATTTATGGTGAATTTAAGAAAGAAGTTAAATTCTTAGATTCATTTGCATGGGAAACTAAAAAAATTGATAAGTTTCCACATCCATTAAAAACTGCTACACTTCTATTTT